TGGATCTTGAACAGCAGTATTATCAGCCAAATCTGAGCTGTGCTCCCATAGACAACTTAAAGTTCCTTGACCACTAATTAACCCTGCTTCATATTGTTTTTTAAACTGAGCACCTAAAGGTGTTAAATCAATTTGATCTCTGTTAGTAGTAATTTCAAAATCTTGTACTCTTGCTAAATGTCTAAACCTAGAATTAACAGTTTGAAGTGTTACTTGTTTTGCTGCACTAGGAGTCACAAGCGTTAAAGCATCTGACTGTCTTCCTGTAATAGCAGCCGCAAATGTAGTAAATAATCTAATTCCACCCATCTTATCAACATAAACATACCAATTACCATCTGGATGATTATGACCACTAACAAGCTCTAATGTGCTTTTATCAACTGTCGCAATCTCTACACGATCTCCAGTAATTAACAAACCAGAAGAATGGTCAATTGAAAATCGTTTTGATCCTGTATTTACGTCATGCGGATCTAACTTTGTTTGGATAGGGGATGACAAAGTATCCCTGCGAATCTCTACCTCGCCATTTTGTCCAAAATAAACAGCCACAATTAAGCAGTAAGAGTGTCAGTAGTTGGAGCACCATCAGCTTCCCAATTGAAATCAACAGAAGAAACTTCTCCTACCGAACTACTCATCGAAACACTTGTTATATAAGCACTAAATGCAATGTCTCTTGCATTTGTTCCATCAGAAGCTTCTTCTAATCTACAAATTAAAGTAACAGGAGTTGATTCAGTTCCACTATCTTTTATAGCTGCTGCTAATAAGTTAGTCACGTTAGGAGCAGTGGTTGCGCCTGGTGTGTAGTAATAAGCTCTTGCACTACCTGAATAACTTCTAACTCCAGGCTTTAGTGTTCTATCTGTATCACCCATTGCTGTGATCTCAAGTACAGACATTGACTGTGAAAAGCTCCAGCTCTGTAGTTGAGCAACATTAGCTCCTCCTACTAACAGCTTTCCGTCTTTTCCACTGAAATACTTCGCCACAGCCCTAAATTAAAAACATTGCATTTATTCTACACAGGAATAAAAATTTTATTCAGGAGAATCGAGACAAGCGACAAAACTACAGCTCACATTACTCAAACCTTTAAAGGTGCTTGTAACAGTTGGAGGTCCAGAATAACGCCATTTCAACCCTGGGCCACCTTCTTTCACTATATCTTTAAGACCTTTAGTATTGGGCATATCGTGATTTCCAAGACCTGCAAGTGCATATGTGCCATTAAAAGTTGACCCAGAAACTACATCAAAAACTACATAATCCCAATTACTATTAACATCCTCATAATTTTCAATAATCAAAGCAGCCTCTTGATCAGAAATATTAGAAAAGCCTAGAGTCAAAGTTGCATTAACTCGTTTATTACCAAAACGTAAATGTGTTTTTGTACCATCCAACGATTCAAAATCTGTACTTGGATACGTCCCAGGAGAATAACTTCTGGAAGTTGGCTTAATGGTTGGAAATGGTTTTTTAGTTGCCATTAATTACTCCACATCAAATAAGGGATTATTTACATCAGTATCATCCCATTTTTGCAGCATAGCTAATTTGCTTCCATCTAATTCTGCATACGATCCAGAAAGTTCGATCAAGCCATCTTCTCCAAACGTAATACTTTCAACCTTGTAGCATTGATCAGAAGCTTCAGATTCTTTAATCGTAAATAAGGAATTACTGTATTTTGCAGGTAACTTGCTGTCAGAAGTCCAATTAGAAAAATTATAACTATCTTCTTGGACAACCGATTCTTTAGTATTCCACCAATAAAAATTCTTAGGTTGAGACCCGCTTGCTAACTCACTTATATCTTTACAAACAATTTTTCCATCATCAAGAATCGCACCGTTATTGAATCGTTGAATGTGTTGTGTTGTTGAAAATACTCTTATGTAATCTCCAGGTTGAACACCATTAATAAAATGAGGAGCCGTCTTAAATGTAATTGTATGATCTACAAATTTTCTTGTTGCTAAAATATATTTTCCAAATGTAATTGCATGTTTTTCGCTAGTACAAAAACCAGTCAAATCAAAAGTTTCTAATGGATCGTCATTGTACTCCGTTCCATGTAAGCGCACTATTTTAGATTTATTTTCGGGAAATCCATTTTCTTTTTCATCTCTATAAAGAACATTTGCTTTAAATGTTTGCCTATCTTCTGGACTAAGGAAAGCTACTTGTAAATCTTTAATATTACCGTCAGTAAACATTGCTTTAATAACGACATCTTTATCATTTCTCATTGCATGAGTATTATCATCAAAAGGAACAGCAGGATATAAACTAAATTGACCTCCAATAATTGTAAAATCTAATAAACAATACATCCCTTGTTCAAATATAAATTCTCTTAAATTAACTTTATTTGAAATCACACCGTCCCAAAAAAATTGATTAGATCCGCAGAACTTAGCAGCAACACCCATATTGTATCTATTAACAGAATCGGCATTAATAATTGCACCAGCACCTAGTTTTTCATCCGTTAATAATGCATAAGCAATTTCAGGAAATAAACTTGATGCTTTATTCCCTTGAGATGGACTATTGACTAGATCTGGCACTTTAATTCCTTTCTTAAAGTAAGCAGAAAACTGACTAAAGTTTGTCCATTCTTTTGAACTATTAACTTTTAATCCTGCATAAGCTAAATTTTCATATGTTGCTTGATCTTCTGTATCTTTTATTATTTCATTTATATAGGTTATTTGATGTTCTGGCCCTTCTAAATGACTAGATTGATCTCCTTCGTATTTCCAAAAATCAGCAGCAGCATCATAAATATTTAATTCATGTTCAATGTCTTCATCATCATATCTTCTATTGCTAGATTCAACAGTTAAAGTTAATTCTTGTGCTGGAACAAGTTCACTCCCACTATAGTTTTGAGCGGGAATCGTAACTGTATCTCCATTTGTATAATTTGAACCTAACTCAACTAAATCCCATAATGCGTACCATCTATCCTTATCAGGTAAATTTGTCCATACTTTTAAACTAATTTTTAATCCAGTAGCAGCAGGATCGCTAACCCTTTTATTTACAAGAGATAAAGACGAAGAATCAATTACAGGAGCAGGAAAAGTTCCGTATTGCTCTGACTTTTTAACATAATACCAATTACTTTGACCCCAAGGATGTTGTCCTGCAACTAAAACAGGTTGAAATTTTCCTCCAAATCTATCTGTTCCATAATAGTAATGAAATTCTGTATCTTCAGTATTAAGAACAGTGCTGTTTGTTTCTAAACTACCCCAAGTAGGATCTCCTTCGTATCCATGTGTACCTGGAGTTACATCAATAGGATTTATATATAAAGTCCATGTATATTTTCCTGGGCTTGGATAATTATCAAAACGAACAATAATTGTGTCATGAAATGGAACCCACGTTCCAGAATTACCATCAACAATAGTTCCGTAATTATGATGAGAAGCTTTTACCCATCTTGTTACACTTGGCTGTGTCGAAGGTAAATTAGATGTTGAAGCATCATTATAATTAGCTGCATCGTCTTTATTAAAACCTGTAACTGTACTACTAGATCCAGCTAATAAATTTTTACTTGGATGTCCTAAATTCCATTCTGAATTGCTTAAAATACTTTTAGTTAAAGGATAATTTCTTTTTCCTGCAAATTTAACAGCAAATCCATTAGAAGTAAACTGACTTAAGTCACCTACAGTTGTCGCCTTATTTGCATTCAATAAACATACTCGAACTTTTGGTTCGGTTGGCTTGTTTTCTTTAGCAATAACATCTTTGATTACATCATTGCCAGGCCAAGGAAAGAATCTAAATTCATATTGACCTCTGGTATGATCTATTCTTATATAATTATATTGAAATTCAGGAGTATTTCCTTTGACACAAAATAAACCAGAATGATTTGCATTCTCTGTCGTATCAGGTTGTAACCATGTCCAAACATCATCAATTTTTACTTGTAATTTAAAGAAGCTAAATCTAGTAATATATTTATTAACATTTCCTAAAGTTAAAGTAGATTTATTATCAAAAACCTCATAAATTTTATCTTCTTCAGGCTTACTGTTTACATTAGCAAAAGTCATTTGTTTATAAACTTTTGACTTAATTCCTATTTCAGTAATATCACATTTTCTATTATTAGAAATTGTTCCTAAAGTTGCTTTTTGCAGTGCATACCTTATATGTGGCTCGTATAATTCATTATAATTTTGCTCGTAATAAAAATGGTCATCTCTATCTAATCGAGATGGCCTGACAGTAAAAAACTTACCGTTTGTATCCCAATTAGGATTACTAATATGATTAGCTAATCCACCAGAAGGACTAGCATGATACCTGCCTTCTTCTATTACTTCAAATTTGTAATGCCTAGTAAAAGTTCCAGACCAAGGGACTCCTTCCTTCAATTGATCTGCTTCATCTATTTCGTAACAGTTAACTAAAGCTGTTCCTGCCATATATTGTTCATCTTCTGTAATTGCAGAATCAACAGTTTCCCTAACTGTTTTTGTTGCAGCATTAACATCATCAAGACCATGAGGTTCCATTGTTAACCTCTTGGTATCTATATCTTGTTGATAACCATCTCCATCATATAAATTTTCATCTAAATCACCGCTACCTAATATTTGATATTCAATAACAGTTCCTTCTGTTAAATCACTATTACCTTCTTTTTGAGAAGCATTGCCACCATTAATAAAACCTGCCCTCATAGGCCACGACCCAAGAAGTTTTCTTCTCTTCTTAAACGTTATCCTTCCTGCTGGCCTTGCACTATTCGTGTCTGTATTACTTTGAGTTCTAACTAATTCATAAGGTAACTTGTAATAAGTCATGTTTGGCATTGGATTACTTAATCCAAAAGTTGCCTGTGTTGTTGGATTCCTTGTTCCTGAAAAATATCTTTGATCATCAACTTTAAAAATATCATTAGGGATAATTCCTCCATCTCTTAGAAAAGGAATATTTTCACCTATTGGCCCGTCGTCATCATTTGGATAATTAAGTTTATAAATCTTTTTAGCGTGATAATTACTGATTAATAAATCACCTATTGCATACCCTTCAAAATCTGGTCTTCTTTCTATCTCCCCTAAAGAAAATAAACCAAGTAATTTTAATTGTTGAAAACGACCCAAACTAACAAGTTGTGACCACATTAACTGTGAATTAACTCTTACTCCTCCATAAGTTTGTGTTCCACCAGTAAGAAGTATGACTTCTTTGAAATCGGTAAAAACAAGAGGAACTAAATCACCTAAATTTGCTAAATCTTGAACGCTATTAAATGAAAACTGAGGAGCAAAACGCTTAAGACCTGCCATATCAGCCGTTCTTTCGGCTGTCCCTTGCTTCATACTTGGGGGTTTAGGCGTTAGAAGATAACTAACGACAGTTAAAGCAACACCAACAACAAATTGACCTAAAAGAGTAAGCGTACCTGCCGTTCCAGCAGCAGTTGTAGCAGCAGTAACAGGGACTACTAAAGGTCCATTAACTATATTCGGAACTAAGTCATAAGCTTCTGGTCTTTCTTTTACTTTTGCTGCTACACCTTTTAAAAATTGAAAATATTCTTCTTCTGTTATTCCAAGGGCATTACAGAGATCGGCTTCCGTTGGAAGTAGCACCCTGCGAGTGAAAGGGCTTCTAGCGGCGACCACATCACCACCTGGCTTTCTAATGTTCTTCGGTAACTCAGCCATCCGTCCTCGTAATAAGCAGCCATGCCATAAGAATCATCTTCGCTATGACATAAAGCAATTGCTCCTAGTTTAGGGGGTGAATCAACTCCCCACCGATTTAATTCTTCAAAAAAGATACTATAGTCTTTTCTCTTTAATCTTCTATACCAATCACGCTTTGGTTCAGGAGATGCTATTCCATAATGCTTTAAAACAGTTCTGCATAAAGATAAGCAATCTCCCGTTCCATGCTTTACAGGATCAGACCCTAAACGATATTCAAGTCCTATTAATTCGTAAGGCTTCAAAGATTTTGTAATCGACCTGTTAAAGGAAGATGAGCACACCTTTTCTTGGTCAAAGTTTGCTGCGGAGCATTTGCACCAACAGCATCAATAGCAGAACTTAATAACAGTTCAATTGATCCTGGATCGTATCTCATGCCAGCAGCTAACCAATATTCACCAGTTAATCTGCCTCCATTTTTGACAGCAGTATCTTTATTAAAATCAGCAGTCATTAAAAAAGTTTCCACCTGTATGTAATATTTTTGCTCTACAAAATCTTTTACATAAGACATACTCAAAGGATTATTAGCAAGAATGATTGAGGCTTCTAAATTATCTCCTGTCCTATTCATTGCAGCTCCTTGATAAATAAAAGACAAGAAAGAGTGTCCGTCTACAGCAGTATGTTTCCCGTTTTGAAATTTATGTTCTACTGTTCCATCTTTTTGTTTGACGGTAACAAAAGCAGTTAAGGCAACAACAGTCATTACATTCCTAACCTCGATCTGGCACTTCTACTATTCCTTAGTGTAGTTAAAGTTCTGTTTTCTCCAGCTCTAGCACCTTGAGATGTAGCAGTTGCAATAATTTGTCCTACAGCAGACTTAGGAACAAACTCTTCAGAGTTGAAGTTAAGAATAGGGCCACTGTAATTAACAGTAGTTGAAGCTCCTCCACCGCCACCTGCATAAGACGAACCAGTGCCAGGAATTACAGACTCACCTCTAGCACCTGCTGAGTAGCGTTGCATACTTGCAGCCATCTTTGATGCAGGAATTATGTATTCGTCTTCTCCAGCTTCTCCTACGAGTCCTACGGTTGGTCTTGTAACCATTCCACCAGTAGAGAATGATCCTGCTGGAAAAGTATTTCCATACATCGCATTATCTCTAGCAACCATCGCACCAGTTCCGCCTGGTGCTATTCCTCCACTTCCGAATTTCAATCCTCCAATCCAGCTTGTCAAAGCTTTTTGCATCAATATCTGACCTATTTGCTTCAATATTCCACCTAATGCTTCTCCTAAAGTTTTAGTTCCTTCTATTAATCCTGTAATTGCATTAGTTAAACCTGTTGCAATCGTGTCTTTTATTTGAGTCCAAAGTTCTAATTGTTCTTGTAACTTATCTCGTTTTTTCAATTGAATATCAACTTCATCTCGTTGCTTTTGCGTAACTGTTTCAAGATTTTTTCCTTGAGATCTAAAATATTCATCAATTTCTTTTTCTCTTTCAGCTCGTTTTGTCCCTAACTTTAAAGACCTTTCTAAATGTTTAATTTGATCTTCTATTTTTTGATCAGCCAGAGCACCTGAATTTAATAACGGATTTTGAAGATTTTCTTTGCGTTGAAGTTCTCTAATTTTTTCAAGAGTTTCATTGTATTTAGCCAAGTCACCACCTTGCCATCTTGCTTTTCCAAATTTCTCTTTATCTTCAAATAATTTCATCATTTCAGGAGAAGCAAGTCCATCTTCTATTGAAAATTGAGCTTGTCTAAATAAATTTGCATTTTCTAATTGTCTTGTAATAGCCCTTCCTACCCCTGACCTATTAAGGAATCTTGCAATAGCAGAACTCATTTGTGTCATTGCTTTTGAAAATTCACTAGCCATTTTTGTTACTTGATCACCAAACTCAGTTAAAGCCTTAACACCTTTTTGACCTACAAGGCTAATCATTCTTTCTCTTACCGCTTCAAATGCAGCTTCTTTTCCTTTTATTTGCTCAAGAATAGAAATATGTTTGCCATAAGCCGTATCTGTTTCGCCTAGAGCATTTACTATCGCTCCAATATCAGGTTCTACACTATTAAAAGCTTTCCCTAACTTTGCAGTACTAGCAATCATTTGACCTATTATTTGATCAAATTTTTGACCTAAAGCACTAAGGATAATTTGTGCTCCAAAGCCTCCCTTAGTTCCCATTTTGCTTTGAGCTACTGCACCAGCAGCACCGCCAGCAATACCTCCAAGACCACCACCAAATAGCATTGGGAAACCAATACCAAGCATCATATTTTCATTAAATCTTTGCCTTCTATCCATTCTTCCCTGCCTCATCCTTTGGTATCTTGACCAAACCTCATTTCTTACTGGCCCTCTACTTAGGCTTACTGCATTACCATCTCCCCATCTTGTAGCAATAGGAGACTGAGTTGTTGCCATCTCCCTTTGAGCCCTTAAAGAAAATTTTGCGTCTTGTTGTTGTTGATTTGTTAATGCAATACCTTGATTTAACCGTTTATAAATAGCATCTCTTTCTCGTAATTCAGCATTAATTTGACTTTCTATTTGAACGACAGCTCTAGCAGCATTTTCATATTCTTTTCCTTCTGTTGTAACTTTTTCTGCTAAACGTAATTTAGCCTCCCCTAAATTCCCTTCTAAGCTTGAAAGAAAACCTGCACCTTTAGCACCTGGCCCTGCTGGACTTCCATATTGACTCCAAACTGGCCCTTTCATCATTGCGTCTTGATATTGCTTTGCTAAAAGAACTCTTTGTCTTGTTTCGTCCGTTATTGCATTTTCTATTTCTAAAATTTGCCTTGAAATAACTTGAAGCCTTCCTTCATCTCTTATTTCTGTGTTTTTAAGTTCAGCTTTTTTCTTAGCCTGTTGAAGCTCTAATCTTTCAATACTTGAAGGCCCACGCCTTGCAGCCATTACATCTGGCCTATCAAGTGCTTGACTCCAAAGATTTTTACCAACCTGCCCAGGGCTGATTAGCCCCATCATCATCGCACCAGCTACGTTATACATCTCCTTAAACATCCTTGCGACTCGATTGATCGCTATCGCTGCTTGACGTTCAAATGCAGTAAAAGCTTGTGCAGCAGAAATGATTTGATTTAATCCGTTCCATGCAACAGTTACACCTGTAATTCCTTCTAAAATCTGTGCTGTCCAACGTGCATTAACAGAAATATTCTCGTTTAAGAATTTTCCTAATAAAGGAATCTTTTGAAGAAGACGACCAAATGCTTTATCTACTACAGGAACTTTCTTGGCCAAAGCATCAATACCTCTAGCAGCACCTATTTTCCCTAATCTTGTTCCTAACGCTTTCTTCCCTGCACCTCCTATTGCTCCAGCCACTCCTCCTAATAGTCCTAATCCTCCTTTTGCTGCTTGTTTTGCAAGATTTAATGCTTTTACTGATCCATTAATATCTGCATTTATAAAAGCTATTCCAATTCTTGATTTAGCTAATTCTTTGTTGTATTCAAATTGTGCTTTTTTAACTCTTACTGTTGCGTCGACCCATTCTTTAGTACCTGCACGACCAACAACTAATTCTTCTTGTTCTTTTTTCGCTGCTGCTAAAGCTTCTTTAAGTCCAGCTAATCCAACTTTCTTTTTCTGCTGCCCTTGCATCTTTTGAGTTGTTGACTCAATAGCTTGTTCTAAAGCCTTGTATTTATCACTCCCTATTTCTACTACTCGTAAAGTCTGCTGTAATTCACTTTTATAAAGAGATAAAGCTCCTATTGTTCTAGGAAGCTTATTTCCCATTGATAACAATTCATCAACACCTTTAAATGCATCATTTTTAGTAGTGCGACCTTTGGAAAATAAATCTTGTTCTACTTTTAATCTTTCTAATTGAGCTAAACGTAATTTTTGTTCTGCTCTTACTTGTGAGTTAACTGCTGCTGAATAAAGTTCACCACCTTTTTTAGCATTAGCCGCAATTCTGTTAAATGCTGCTGACTGTGCTTTTAAACCTGCTTCTGTAGCAGCTAACTGTCTTCTGCCTGTTTGAATCGTAGAAAAATATTCTTTTAAAGCTTTATTTGCTTCTAAAATTGCTGCTCCTCTTGCACCTTTACGACCCATTGCCCTTTGGTCGTCAAAAGCAAGTGGGACTCGATTTAATTGTTTTAACGAATTTTGTAATCGCTGAACTGAACCATTAGCATTTTTTAGCTCTCTTTTTAAATTTTCTAAATCCTTTTTTGCTTTCTTAGCACCACCACCTTTATATACACTTTGTAATTCAATAATTGCCTGTTCTACTATATTCGCCACGACCAGAATCCTTAGTTCTCCATCAGTTTACCTACTCCTACGAATTTTTTGCATTTCTTTCTCTTGATCTTCGTTAAGAACTTGAAAATAAGCACTCCAACCTAAAATTTCTTCTAAAGTCATTTGACGGATTTCTGTTAAAGATTTACCTAACTCTTTAGCAATACCAAATTGCAGCATCAACAAATTATCTTTACGCAGCTCCGCACTTAGGATTTTGGGTCGATGTCATCATCCTCTGTATTAATAACCGCAAGCATCAAAATTTGAAGATCAGCATCCCTTACTTCATTCTTTAAAACATCAATTTCACCAATATTAAACAACCTGCTACCGTTCTCATCTAATGCTTTTGTCATCAAAAGTCTTAAAGCAAACTCATTCGCATCATCAGATTTTGCTCCTTTTTGTGCTCTCTCTCTTTCTGCCATTGTTAAAGGTGATACCCACATCTCAAATACCGTTCCATCAGATAACTCAACTTCCTTCTTCGTAGCTTCTAAATTTGCAGCTTTCTTTAAACGATCTATCGCTCTTAATGGTGAGCGTGATGCTCTAGAACTTGATGTCATAATAAAAAATTATATGCTAATAGTCTAGCGTAATAAACAATAAAAAACCCTGCTAAAGAGCAGGGTTCTTGGAACATTCCGATTCCGTAACTATTATGAACGGCTAAAATCGAAAGTTGGAACGCCAGCAGGACGGAAGTTAACTGTTACTGCTTGTGCATCATCAGGAGTAACACCTAAAGAAGCAGAAGTTAATGTTGCGTCAAAGCTGATGTAGCGACTAAGAGTGTCACTTACAGTTCCACCACTAAATACACGGTCTGTATAAAGTTTGAACGCTGCACCAACTTGTTGACGTTGAAGAACATCTTCAATCATGCGGTTAGAAAGAGAAGCATCTTCGTTTGTCATGTAAGCAGTTGCACTACCTGAACCATCGCCAAATCCAGCAATGTACTTTCTAAATGGAACGTACTGACCAGGATCACCACCGATTGTAGTTACATCAATTTCAGCTCTTTCAATTTCAAAAGACCACTCGCTGACTTGACTAACTGATTCAAAAGCAGAATAAGCAACTTGGAACTCATTAGGAGCTGCGGCTGTCCCAACGTCAGTTAGGTTTACAGCAGAACCACCAGCAGATGCAGATACAATCAATGCTCCTGTTGCTGCTGTGTAAGTAATAACGTAATAAACAGTTCCAGCACTTAATCCAGCAGGTAAAGTTCCTGTTCCTGACCCACCTGTAGAAGAATCAATCACACTAAACTTAACTGGATCTCCAACTTTGAGATTCAAGTAAGTTTCAACAACCATTGTCTCAGTACCAATGGTTACATCACCAGTACCAAAAGTTCCTGTTGTTCCTGCTGGTTTGTAGTAGAGAGCACCTGATGTGCCAGATAAACATGTAACGGCCATGAGGCTGCTGTAGAAATTTACCTATAGATTAGCTCAAAACTGTGGCAACGTAAGAAGTTTCTACTCTCCCCATAAATAATGGTGAATTTTCAGTACTAGAAAAGCTTGGCCCTTCAATAGATCCGACCTTAAAATATGTCCCAGTAGTCCCTTTGGTACTGTCATTTAAAGTCTCTAATACATCAACAGCAGTCGTAATTAATGTTTGATTTCTTGCTGGCCCTTCTCCTTTTTTACTAAAACAACGAATTACAATTGCTCCCCTAGCGTTATCAACACTAGATGTCAAAGTTGGATCGTTTGTTAAACCAAAAGTAACATTTACCCTTACATATTCAGTCGTACTATTTGCTGGTGCAGCAGTAATGTTGTCAAAAAAGACAGGAACCGCAGGACTTAACGCTCCAAAAGCACTAAGTAATGGATTTTCAACTTTCGCTCTAATTTTTTGATAATTCATTTATTTAGATAGGACAATTCCTTGTTTTACTCTTCTTTGCATTTTGCCACCTTTCATATAAGTCGTATACCAATCTAAAGGAGCTGTGGATCTGTTCCTGTTTCCACTTCCTTCAATTTGACCTCTTTTTCCACCATCAGGTCTAATACCTCTAAATAAAATTTCACCTTCAGGACCATAACCAGGAAACTGAAAATCATCTTTAGGAACTTCTAAATCCATTGCAACTCTTGCATGTTCAGCAGTATTTCCAATTCGTATTTTTTTGACTCTTTCTACATCTCTTTTAGATACTTTCAATTGAGGAATATCGCTTACTTTATAAGGGAAAGATCCACTTCCTGAAATACCAGTACTTAAACTTGTGGCAATATAACTATCTCTAAATTCTCCAGACCATACTGGCCCTGCTTCTGCTAAATCATTCATTATATTTTTTGCAACTGTTCTAACTTTGATATTATGTTTTCTTCTTTCTTTTAAAACAAAAGCATCTATTCCTTTACCTTCAAAATTCTTTGCCATTACTGTGGCCTCACGATCAATGTATGAAATATAGGCTTATCTCCTCTCGCTGTTTGAATATTAATAATCTTCCCCTCCCTAGTAGCTCCTGCCTGTGGATATTGAAGACGATCTGCTTCAGTCGGATAATAATCTCCTAATTCATTCGCTCCAATAACAACTTTTAAATCAGTCGTCTGATATAACCCTTCATCTTCACTAGAACTGATATTTAAAATAACTCCTTTGACACTTACATTTGTATCCGAGCCAGTAACACCACCTGTATCTGGGTCGTATGTCTTTGGAGTTGTGCTTTTAACAAAAGTTAATGTTTGCCCCCATGTATTAAGGACACTTGCTGGTACGTTTCCAAATACATCATCAATTTTTGCCATAATTAA